TCTCGCGCGCTTCGCGCGGCACATCCGCAGCTGCCACATACGCGGGAGCGGCAATGCGGATACGCTTTAGGCTCAGCGAAAATTTACAGCCTCCGGCGACATCCGCCGAGAAGCTCGGCGAAAAGTTTTGAATAATGCAGCTCCGAAGCGTTTGGCTACCGGCATACCGGAGTAACTCCCCCGACCGCTCCCAGCTTTTTATAGTCGAGATAATGCTCTGGTACTGTCTGCCTACAATCTCTCCGGAGACCGTGAGCTCTTCGGGCTCTGCTTTCACATGGTCCGTGATGTCAGCGCCCTGCTCTACCGCATGAGACGAAGCGGAGGCCGCCTGCGCGGTCTCCTCTGTCTCGACAAAGAGGTAGACCTTATGTGAACCGATTAAATACGCCACTTTCTACCTCCTCACCCCATTGCGTAACCAGAGGAGCGGTTAAGCCCCTCAAAGGTCCTGTTCATTGCGTCGCGGATCCAGCCCTCGACCTTGCGCCTGTTTGTATCCGTCGCCGACGCGCCGTTCATATTGAGCGTGAAGCTCGGCGAATAGCTGCTATTCGTGGTCGTGTTTCGCACCGTTCGCCCCGCAGCCACCGATCGCGGAGACATTTCGCCTCTCACGGCGGCGGTGACATGCTGCGCGGCTGCGCTCACCTGTCCCGCAGAGCGGTCGAGGCCCTTCACGAATCCCGCGCCGGTCATCTCGCCCGACCACTGCATCACACGGGACGGACTGTGAATGTCAAGAGATGCGTTGATCGTGCTCTTGACTGCGGTCGCGATGCTCTGCGCTCTCGCAAGGATTAGCCCCTGCGACTGCATGAGGCCATTCGCAAAGCCGAGCCCGGCATTCATGCCGGAGGCGGTGAGGTCGACCGCAGCAAAGGGCTCCTTGACCGCCGAATCGACGACGGTCTGCGTCGTGCTCTGCAGAGTAGGCGTGTAGCCGGAGATGCTCTGATCAAGACTGCCAAGCATATCCTGTCCAGTCACGTCCGGCTGATACGCTGCAAGGCTCTCGTCGATGCCTGCAAGCATATCCGCGCTGATGGTCTCCGCTTGCGGCGCCGCATCGGCCATGGCTGCGAGGCTGCTCTGCATGGCATCCTGCGCCGCTGCTTGCGCGGCTGTCGCGCCGTCTGTGATACCGCTTGCGACACCCTCGGCCACCTGCTGCCCTGCTGCCTGGCTCTCGCCGCGCATGTCTGCCACGCCTTCCTTGACGCCGTCGACGATAGACTTGACGGCGGTCTTTGCGAGGTCCCAGAGAAGTCCCGGCAGATTTGTGAGGATACTGCGGAGGCCGTCCAAGAGCGTCTTGCCAAGCTCCGGAAGGTTGCCAATGACTCCCCGAATCAGATTTTTTATGACCTCGCCGCCCGCTTTAATCACGCTCGGCACAGCCGCGCCGATGCCCTGAAACATCCCGCCGATTAGGTGAAGGCCTGCCCGCATCATCTGCGGGATGCCCTGCGCCGCTCCGGAGACAAGCGCTCCGACAGCCGCAACGCCCTTCGGAATGAGCTGCGGCAGCGCCGACGCAACTCCGGACACCATGCCGGTTAGCATCTGCACACCGCTCTCACCGACCTGCGGCAGCACCGAGGTCACACCGGAGATAAAGCTCCCGATAGACTCGATGCCTGTCTGCAGCATTGCCGGAAGCGAGGTCTTCGCAAAGGCCGCGACGCGCGGCAGGATATTCCGCGCGGCAGCGGCAGCTCTGGTCGGAAGCTCATTCAGCATGCGCTGCATAGCTGCGGTGAGCTTCGGCAGCACCTCAGTCTGCAGCATCTTCGCTGCCTTTCCGAGAACCTTCGGAAGCGCCGCCGCAATCTGCTCGACTCGCGGTAAGATATTCTTAAAGACCGTTCCCGCCGAGTCTGCGACATCCGTAAAGAGCTGCCCTAAATCCGCGTTTTCGTCGGCAAGCCCTGCAATCAGATTCGAGTACGCGCCCTTCATCATCCCAATCGAGCCGGAAATCGTGCTTGCTGCCTCGGCCTGCGTCGTGCCCGCGATGCCCATTTGTGTTTGCACATCATGGATTGCGGAGACGATATCAGCGTAATTTTTAATCTGATAGTTGGTGTTTCTGCCCTGCGCCTTATTCAGCCGGTTTGCATCGTCGAGCAAGCGCTGCATCTCGGACTGCGTACCGCCATAGCCGAGCTTCAGGTTGTCGAGCATCGTGAAATTCTGCTTAGCGAAGCCGTTGTAGGCGTTCTGAATGCTCTCGATGTCAGAACCCATCTTGTTGGCGTTATCCGACATATCGACGATCGCAGTTTTTGCCATCTGAGCGGCCTTTACCGTGTCACCGCCGAGCGAATTTGTGAGAGACGCTGCAAAGCTTGTCGCCGTCTCCATATACTCATTCGCGGAGAGCCCTGCCTCTCGATACGCGGTCTTTGCGTCCTGCAAGACCTGATTTGCACCGGCGGACTCTGCGCCGCCGTAGAGCGTCTCTACGCCACCCTTAAGCTGCTCAGCGTCCGCATAGGCGGAAAGCGCCTGCTTCCCGATAAAAGCGATGCCCGCGCCGACAGCGGCCACACCGGCGATAGCGGCCTTAAAGCTGATTCCGGCGAGCTTTTTAAGGCCGTTTGCCGCAAGCAGTCCGAGTTTCTTCGTGGCGCTTACGGCCGCCTTTGCGATGCCCTTAATTCCGGACACGATGCCGTGAAGGATATTTCTCGGCAGATTTACGACAAAATTCTTTGCGCCGGAGGCAAGGCTCCGCATTTTATTCGCCGCTGCTGCAATCGCATTTCGCGGCAGGCTCGTGACGAAATTCTTTGCGGACTGCGCAGCTGCCTTGAGCGACGCGCCGAGCTTTTTTGTCTCGCCGGTAGAGCTCCGCACAGCGTCATTTGTCGCCCTTGTCGCCGCTTTCGCGGAGGAGAGCAAATCGCGCATGCTCTTGTCGACATCGCCAAGCGGATTTTTCGGGACGTCAAAGGTAATTTTGATTACGTCCTCGCGTACTACTGACATTTACTCTCCTTCCTGCGTTTTGTTCATGAGGTCGATGTAATGGTCCAGCGCTGCATTCGCCTCAGTGATTTCATTCGGTGTGAGGCGGCAGAAGACCGTCTCATAGTCCATGTGTCCGTCAAAAATGAGCCGCCAGTATGCCCAGTTATCTCTTGCTCTTTGCCGGAGCTGCCTGCGGGTCTTCGGTGTTTCGAAATCGCCCGCGCATGACATCTGCGACGAATCTCACGACCTCGGTGAGTTCCTCTTCGGTGTCGAAATCGTCCGGAGTGAGCCCCGACGGCTCCAAGAGACCGCGCTTCAAGACATTCTTCGAGTACCGGGCAGTGGAAGTAGTGTCCGTGCCCGGAATGTAGGAGTCGTCGATGCACTCCTGCCAAGCGCTTAAACCGTTAAACTGCGCGGTGTACGTCACGCCGTTGATTTCCTGAGTTCTCTGATAAAATTTAGCCATTTACGCCTCCTTATCGGTCCGTGTAATCGAGGACCTGCACCTCAAAGCTTCGGTCGCCGAGTTTCTTGCCGACCTTATTGTCCGCGCTCTTCTTGAGAAAAGCCTTCGTGCCGCCGACCTTTTCATTGGTGGACTTATTGACCACCCAGATGCCGAAAAGCTCCGTAGAGTCAGCGAGCCGCTTAAGCGGGGGAAGCTGCGGGCTCTGCGCCTGTACGGAGAATTTAATGGTGCCAAGCTGATTGCGGGAGCGGTTTACGACCACATCGCCCTGTGCGCCCACTACGGCCTCCGCGCCGTCCTCATCCTTCGAGCACTCCACATCGTCCTCACCGGTGCAGGTGATGGCAAAAGTACCGTAGCTCTTCGTGCTGAGGGTGATAGATACGTCATTCGGGTCAAACTCGTATGCATGCATTCTCGTAGTCTCCTTTCGTTAGATAGTCACCGTGCCGTTAATCTCGGCAGTGTGAATCGCGCCTGCAAGCGTGAACATGAAGCGTCCGAGCGCGTAGCTACGCTCTTTGCGGTCTGCTTCCTTCGTAGCGTCTACACCGCCGAATTCGGTCGCATAGAGCGCCTCTCCCGCAGCGTTATGCGCGATCATACCCATGTTGTCCGCCTGTTTAAGCACATTTGCGGTCACGCCTTCCAGCATGCCGATGCCGCGGTTGTCGTACGGCAGCTTCGGCGAGCCGTTCAGGAGCTTCTGCGCGCCGGTCTCAATCCCCTGGATAATCCAGTCGAAGGAATCGACGATGTCCAGGTACTCACCGGATGCGGCCTTGCCCTCCGTGGTCACAAGGTCACCGGCCTTTCGCGCGATGGTATATGCGCAAGTGCCGCCGCTTCCGTTGCCGGTCGAGAGCGAGAGGATCTCTTCCTCGGTGCGCTCTGCATCCGGCTCAATGCCCTGCAAGATAATGTTCTTGTAGGTGAAACTGCCCGCGCCCATGCCTGCAGTTGCGCCGACAAGCGCCGCTGCAAGCTTCTGCCCGTCGGAGTGCACGCCAATCATCGTGCGCTCGCGCTTTGCATATGCTGCGAGGCCGTCCGTCGCGTTGAGGACGGGGAAATAGATGAGGTCTCTTCTGCCCTCCACATATGCGGACACATCGACGGCCTTATCCTCGCCGCCGAGCACTGCGACCACCTGTCGCACACCGGTCAGCTTCTTCAGCGCATCCACCGCGCCTTCCGTGGTCTGGATGAGCGCGACACGGCGCGGCGCGTTGTCCTGTGCCTTCATGAGCACGAAGAGCTTGTACGCCTCGCTGCCCTCGGCAAAGCCCGCGAGCTTTACCTCGCTTGCAGTCGCGCACTCGTGATACGCGACTGCGCTGTCAGCGTGGCTCACAAGAATCAGCGGGATGCCGAATCCATCGGTGCCCGCGCCGCTCGTGAGCTTAATCTTTACATTGACATCAAGTGCCATTTAATTCTCCTTTCTCTGAATCTCCGCGGTCTGAATGCTCGCACCGGTACTCGGCAGCACATTCATTGCGGAAAATCGCACGTCAAAGCCTTTCCGGAATTCATACTCAATCGTGATCAGGCTGTCCCGCTGATTGATATCCATCACCTCAAGCGGCGCAATGCCCTGCTCTTTGAGGTAGGCTCTTCCGGAAACGCGGAACCAGTCTGAGAGCGCCTGCGCTTTCTCCCAGCAGAGCGCGTCATTGTCGGCCTGCACTGTCCAAGACACTGTGACGACGGCCGGCTTAAATTCCTCCGTCTCTGTCCGTCCGTAGCTTCCGCCGCTTTCAGCGATTGACGTAATCGAAAAGCTTGCGTACGGATACGGCGGAACATGCCCTGTCTGATTCGCCTTTACAGCAATCAGGCCAAGGTCCTTTTTGATGCCGTCGCAGATTGCTTTGTTGAATTCCTGAATCCCTTTTTTAAGCATCGAAACTGTCCACCCTTTTCAGCGTGTAGCGATTCACATCCGCGTAGTCCTCGGCGAGCAGCTCTGCGCCCTCGACCTTGTAGGTCTTGCCCTTATGCGCCACATAGTAGGTGCAAGCCTTGTCGTCGAGATCAATGCTGTCATCGGCCTTCCGGATATAAAAATCGCGATCGCTTGTCGTAAGCGCACCCCCGGACTGGTAAATCTTCCCCTGAGAGAGCGGGACGATTGCAGCATTCACCGCTTTTCTTTCCGGCTCTCCGCGCACATACTCGCCGCCCTCATAGCCCCCGCCGCGCAGGGCTACGATTTCACAGGCGACGGCGTACTTTTTCACAAGGTCTGCAAAGTGAAACACGCCTACTCCTTTCTGTACTCAATCGCAGCGATCATGCCGCCTGTGTCCACCAGCGGGTTCGAGCTGCCTTTCTGCTCGACCGTAAAGGGATGATTCGGCGGCGCCGACAGGTCGCGGGCATACTGCTGTATCAGTCCGCGGGCTGTCATTCCGACATCGTCAAGGAGCACTTCTGCGGTGAAACGCCCCGCGGCAAGCTCGCCTATGTCTCTGTCTACGATCGCTTTGATTTCTGCGCTCTTAGCGTCAAATCCCGCACGCAAAAAGGACCGCTCCGGAATCACGATTACTGTCGTAGTCGCTTTCAGGTGCAGTCCTTTTCGTGCAAGGAATTTTCGCATTTTTTCGGTTACCGGTATCCGGCAGCCGTACTCATGAATGCCCGCAATATACGCCTGCTCACCGTCAAAAACGCCGATTGACACCGACCGGCCGGAGAGCGCATTCACATTCTCGATAATGTCGGGCAAAAGATTGAATTTAGTTTCATAGGTTACCGCCATCACACCCACCTTGACCGCGGCATGGAAATCTTTACGCCGCCGGTGTAGTGCCCGCGCAGCAGCTGCCGGATGAGGAGCATAAGCGCCCCACTCATGTCGCTTGCGACCGCGTAGCTTTTGGACATTCCGCCGATTGACTCGGAGCTGACACCGGCCAGAGTGCCGCCGGAACTCATGATTTCCATGAATTTCAGGATAAAAAGCCGCGCAGAGGGCGGCAGCGCCGCCACCTCTGTAATGCTGCCATCGGCTATCCGGAAATCCGTGTTGTCGCTGAGCCAGTCAAGCGCAGCGGCAAAATCCAGCTCTCTGCCCTCTGCGAGGTCGCCCGTTTGGTATCCCATCGCCTCGATATTTGCCGCTGTGAGCTGGATCATCCCTTTGCCTTACCCCTCTTCTTGCCTGCCGGTGCCTCGGTCTGCTCTGCGGTCTGCTCTGC